TTGAGAAGGAGTGAACGAATGACCGCAAAGGACGAACTCAACGCGATCCGAGCAGAAGACCGGGCGATCCAGAAAGAGCTTGAGCGCATGGACGCGTGGTTTGACTTCGCGACGCGCGCCACGGGCAGCATGGAAGCCGAGCGCATCAGCGGGACGGGTGAGCGCAGCCGGGTCGAGGTGGCTGTGTGCAGGATGATCGACGCAGAGCGCGACAAGCACCTGACGGAGCGCATCGACCGCCTGGCAGATGCGAGGCGCGAGGCGGAGCGGATCATCGGTATGATTGAGCATCCCTGCCAGCGTGAGGTCATGCGGCTGAGATACCTCCAGCCCGAATCATGGCGCTGGACGTGGGCGCGCATCATCAAGAAAATGGGCAGGCCGTCTCGGACAGTGTACGAGTGGCACGGCTGTGCGCTGGTCGAGTATGAGCGGCTGAAACACAAGGTATAGAAATTATTGACGAATGCTATACCACATGTTGACATCTTGCAGTATGATATGCTAAAATGTGTTATAGTGAAAAAGGTGAACTCACGGGAGACCGAGCAACAGCGCGGCCTCCTGTTTTTTACCAAAAAAGGTGGGCGCCGGGGTGCCTCCTACCCGTGGCGCGGGCAGTGTTCCAAAGATAGCTTACAAGCTGGCAGCGGTGGGAGCCGGGGCACAAACGTTTGACGAGGAGGAAGAGATGGCGTGGCGGGAGGGCCGACGTTGACGATGTGTGCAGGCGCTTGGCTTGGATACGTTGGGTATCCGGTGACCGGCATGATGACACCAACAGCCGAGGCCGGCGCGAACAAGCTGCTGCTGAGCGGGAGCAAGTTCAGGTTCGAGGCGGTGGTATAACAGACCTGCCGATGCGAGGGCAACCAGCAAACTTTCGGGGGCGGGCAAGCCGTGAGCCTTTAATCACGGCGCATGATAGCCTATTAGCCGCAAGGCTTTAGGGGCATAGACGGACTGTACATCCGATAGGGACGCAACCAATCCTGCGTCCCTTTTCTATGCCTATTTATTTTGTGGGATTGGGAGAAAGGATTGGAGCATGGACACAAGGTTCAAACACATCATCCCGCCATTGTCGGCAGACGAATACGCACAGCTCGAAAAGAACATTTTGCAAGACGGCATCCGCGAGCCGTTGGTGGTTTGGGGCGATACGCTGATAGACGGACACAACCGTCTGTCAATCGCGCAGAAACACGGGCTTGAGTACAAGACTGTCAGCATGGATTTTGGGGATGATAAAGCGGCGAAAGAATGGATAATCCTTAACCAGTTTGGGCGCAGGAACATCAACAACTATCAGCGGTCGGTGCTTGCGCTTGAACTAAAGCCGATTATCGCAGAAAAGGCGAAAGAACGGCAAAGGGGCGGGCAAGGCGGCGTTTTGCTTCCGCAGATATCTGCAAAAGCAACCGACACGCGCAAAGAACTTGCCGCCATTGCCGGGGTATCACATGATACCATCGCCAAGGTTGAGCGTATCGAAGCAGACGCAACGGATGAAGTGAGGGCGCAAGTTAAATCTGGTGAATTGTCAATCAATCAAGCGTATCAATCGGTCAAGCGGGCCGAGCGTGCTGCACAAAAGGCAAGCGTCTTAGATGCTATTAAAGCATCGGCACAACCTGATGAACACTTTGTTTGTGGGGATAGCGTATATGAGATGGAGCGCGCACTTGATGACGAAAGCATTGATTGTGTGATAACCGACCCGCCATATGGAATTGACTATGTTTCAAATTACCGTGTTGTAGAAAACCGTGTTGACCGACCTGTCTGCAACGATACGCCAGAAGCCGCGTTCTCACTTTGGGAAAGAACATGTGATGTTATATCGCGAAAAATGAAACCCGATTCCCACCTTTATGTATTTACAAGTTGGAAGGTATTACCACAGTTCATCGAGATAACATCGCGATACTTCAACATCAAAAATTGCCTTGTGTGGGTGAAGAATAACTGGAGCATGGGTGACCTTGATGGCAACTATGCCGAGCAGTATGAAATTATCATCTATGCCACGAAAGGCAATAAGAAACTGAATGGCGGGCGCGATACAAATGTATTGAACTTTGACCGCGTTTCAAACGCACAGTTGCTTCACAGTTGCGAGAAGCCCGTTAAACTCATTGAGTACCTACTCGATAAATCTACGCAATATGGCGATATTGTAGCCGACCCGTTTGCTGGAAGTGGCACAACGCTGGTCGCGTGCAAAAACATGGGGCGTGGTTATTGGGGATGCGAAATAGAACAAGAGAATTACGATGTTGCGTTGGGGAGGCTGTCGCATGGGCATGACTGAACAAGGTATTCTTGGAGAACAAATGGCGTTCCAGTTTTGTTTCTCTCGCGGTTTAAAGTGCTTGCAAAGCGATCTGTTATATGAGAATCGTGATGGCGAATATGTCATGCTTGAGGTTAAGCACCAAGAGCCATTCAAAGCACCTCCATTTGACGGTCACGGGTTGCCTCCGCAACAAGTACAAAAGCGGCTTGATATATTCAAGAAGCATGGTATACGCTGCGTGTTTGTTGTGTTTGACAAGGAAGAACACGCTATTTACTACCAATGGCTTGACACGCTTGATGCGGGAAAAAAGGCTCTAACGCCAACTGGAAGCCGTGTGATATATCCGCTTGAGGCGTTTATTAAAGCGGATGGATATGACGAATGCTATCGCAAGGCAGTAACGGCGTGCAATCGTATCGGGGCATAAACTTGAATATGAAAGGTGGTGAGCGCATGGCAAACGGACACGAGAACTTGATACCGCAAAGTGAACGAACAAAGGAAGAGCAAAGGAAAATCGCATCAATGGGCGGCATCGCATCGGGCGTGGCAAGACGCAAGAAAAAGGCCATGCGTGACACCATCAACCTCGCGCTTGGCTTGCGGTCTGAGTTGACCGATGCCGAGATTGAGCGGTATATGCGCCTTGGTTTCGCTGACGAGGACATAGACAATCAAGCGAAAATCATCATGGGCATTATGAAACTTGCCGCCGAAGGTGACATTAGAGCCGCTGAGTTCATCCGTGACACGGCGGGCGAGAAGCCAACGGACAAATTGGATATGTCGCACGCCATCATCGGCGACTTCGACATAGTATTGGACGGCGAGGATGGCGATTAAACCGCTGCCGAAACTGTACAATGATGCGTATTACAGGCGGCTCAAGGATGATACAAGGCTTCAAATCTTCTTTGGCGGGGCCTCATCGGGCAAGTCCTTTTTCATCGCCCAAAGAATCGTGCTTGACACGCTGGCGGGGCGCAACACGCTTGTCCTGCGCAATGTCGCCAGGACCCTGCGCGGCTCATGCTGGAATGAGGTTATTAAGGCAATCAACGCACTCAAGCCTGTCCTGCGCGACTGCTTCAATGTCAGCAAGAGCGAAATGCTGATTACAGCCATGAACAACGGCGCTCAAATCATGTTCGCGGGGCTGGACGATGTTGAGAAAATCAAAAGCATCACCCCGGCGAAAGGCGTACTGACCGACATCTGGATTGAAGAAGCAACGGAGATTGCCCGGGACGATTACAAGCAACTGGAGAAGCGCCTGAGAGGTGAGAGCCGCCACAAGAAGCGCATCACGCTGTCGTTTAACCCCGTGTACAAGGAACACTGGATATACCGCGAGTTCTTTGGCAACTGGCAGGACGGCGCAAGCGAGTACCACGAAGATGGAATGTCCATCCTAAAGACCACCTACAAGGACAATCGGTTCTTGACGGACGATGACCGCCTTGCCCTTGAGAACGAGCAGGACGAGTACTACCGCAACGTGTACACCTTGGGCAATTGGGGCGTGCTGGGCGATGTCATCTTCCGCAACTGGCGCGTGGAGAACCTGGACGAGTTCGAGAAGCAGGCAGACCGCTTGTTCTTTGGGCTGGACTTTGGCTTTTCATCCGACCCGGCCGCGGGCGTCAAACTGCATTACGACCGGGCAAGGAAGCGCATTTACATCCTGGACGAGATATACGAGCGCGGGCTGACGAACACGGCACTTGCACCCATCTTGCGCGATTTCTGCGGCAATCATTACATCACCTGTGATTCTGCCGAGCCTAAATCAATCAAAGAACTGCAAAACATGGGCATCAAGGCATTGGGCGCGAAAAAAGGGCCTGATAGCGTCATGCACGGCATCCAGTGGCTTCAAGGGCATGAAATCATCATTGATAACAAGTGCCAGAACGCTAAAAACGAGTTTCAACTGTACCAATGGAAAAAGGACAAAGACGGCAATTCTCTCCGTGTGCCGGAGGATAGAAACAACCATCTGATCGATGCTATACGCTACGCCATAGAATCAGAAAGCACCGCCCGATACGCTTCAACGATGAACCTGAAAGGATTGTGATAGATTGATTACGAGGGATAAAACCATAGTCCTTGACAGGGACGTTATCAACGATTGCGTCAAGCAGTTTGATTTACAGGCGGCTCGGCTGGCGCAACTTCACGAGTATTACACCGGGCGGAGCGCCATCACGGAGCGTATGCGCACAACGGGCTTGCCGAACAATCGGCTGATGCACGGTTACCCTGCCTACATCGCCACCATGACATCGGGCTACCTGATTGGTGACCCTGTGCAGTATAGCGCGGACGATGAACAGGCGCTGGAAGCCCTACAGGACGCTTACAACGCGGCTGATGTGGGCAGCGTTGATGCGGAGATTGCGCTCAATCAAGCGGTGTATGGACGCGGCGTCGAGTTGGTGTATGCTGATTCACAGGCAAGGCCGCGCACGACTGCGCTTGACCCGCAAAATGCGTTTGTGGTGTACGCGGATGATGCGGAGGGCTTGCCGCTGTTCGGTGTGCATCGCTTAACGGCTGTCAATAGCAAGGGCGATGTTAGCACCAAGCGCTACACAGTTTACACCGACAGCGAGGTCATTGAGTATAGTGTACGGGATTCCTACCTTGGCTCAGAAACGGCCCGTTATGCGCACAATTTCTCGCTTTGCCCGATGGTCGAATACTGGAACAACAGCGCACAGACGGGCGACTTTGAACAAGTTATCAGCCTAATAGACGCTTATGATGTTCTGCAAAGCGATAGGGTAAACGACAAAGAACAGTTTGCCGATGCCCTGCTGGTGCTGACTGGCGTTGTGGGGTTTGATGCGCCGGAAGGTGACACGCGCACAGCAGCACAGCGCTTGAAGCAGGAAGGTACGTTAAGCCTACCTGACCCACAGGCGAAAGCCGAGTACCTTATCAAGCAGATGTCGGAATCAGACACTGAGATATTAAAGGATGCCATCAAAAGCGACATCCACAAGTTCAGCCATGTGCCTGACCTGACGGATGAGCAGTTTGCTGGCAATTCAAGCGGTGTGGCGATGAAGTACAAACTACTGGGCTTGGAGCAGCTGACGAAAATCAAGGAGCGCTGGTTCCGTGAGGGCCTGCGGTGGCGTTTGCGCCTGTTTGCATCATTCCTCAGCCTCAAGGGTTACCCATCGCTTGATGCTGATGCGGTGCAGATGATGTTCAGGCGCTCCCTGCCTGTCAATGACCTCGAAATCGCGCAGATGGTGCAGATGCTGAATGGGCTTGTGCCCGCGAAGATGCTGCTGTCACAAGTGCCGTTTATCGATGATGTGAACACCGCATTCGATGATTTGACGGAGGAGAAGCAAGCGAACATCGCGGCACAAGCGGCGGCGTTCGGGAGTATGCCAATACCGCAGGAGGAACAGGAGGATGACTGATGGCAACCGCCTACTGGGAGCATCGCGCAGCCCTCCGCCAGGCGGCATACGACCGCGCCAACAACAAGGTGGTCGAGGCGGTTTCAAGAGCCTATGACCGCACAATGCGGCAACTGGACGATGACATTGACGCCATCATGGCGACCTACACGCGCAAGACAGGGTTAAGTGTACGCGAGGCGTATGATTTCCTGCGCGAGGGCGTGCCTCAAAGCGTGATGGATGACCTGAGGTCAAGGGCGGCGGTCATCAGCGACCCGCGCCAACGCAAGCGGCTGGAGGTCATGCTTCGCACGGACGCGTACAGGGCGCGTATAAGCCGTTTAGACGCTATCAAGGCGAGTACGAGGGTTGGGCTGACCGAAGCCGCAGAAGCCGAATTAGGGGTACTGGAGCCGCATTTAAGGCATACGGCAGACCTGGCATACTCGCGGACGATGTTTGACATCCAAAAGACCACGGTAGGGTTTCAGATGGCGGGTGTGCCGCGCAGGGCGCTTGACACTATCCTCAAGAGTAAATGGTCGGGCACGCACTACTCGACGAGCGTTTGGCAGAACCGTGACGCAATGGCGGGCATCCTCGACCGCGCGCTGATGGAAGTGTCGAGCATGGGCAAGTTGTCAGACATGACGATGCAGGATGTACGCGGCATGGTTGACCTCAACAAATGGCGCAATCAGGTCAAGAGCAAGTTCAAGACCGAGGCGCAGTACAGTAAATACGCGGCGAATCGGTTGATACGGACTGAATCGGCGTATGTGGCAGGGCAGACCACTGCGGTGGCGTATGACGAGTGCGGGATAGAGCGCTACGAGTTCATGGCTACCTTGGATAACCGCACCTCAACCGTTTGCGCCGGATTGGACGGAAAAATCTTTGAAATGTCTGAGAAGGAGGTGGGCGTTAACTACCCGCCTCTGCATCCGCACTGCAGGTCCTCCGTGGCACCTGTCATTGATGGCCTGACCCGCGAGGGCTTGACAAGATCGGCGAGGGATGCCAATGGCAAAAGCGTGTATGTGCCGCGCGACATGTCCTTTTCTGTTTGGAAGAAATGGCAAAAGGCTGGCGCACCGCCAAATGTAGCAGACTGGATGAAATCACACTAAGCGCCTCCGGGTGCTTTTTGTATGCCCTTTTTACATGTTGCAGGGCTAAAAGAACAACAAGGACGCGCCGACGGGCGTAAAACGGGAGGAAATTATGAACGAGCAAAACACGGTAGATACCACGGTAGAAAACACGGTAGAAACCACGGCGGTAGAAAAGAAGCAGGAGACGCCACCTGCAAAAACCTTCACGCAGGACGAACTCAACGCGATCATCGACAAGCGCCTTGAACGCGAACGCAAGGACGCACAGGCGCGGATTGACAAGGCGGTCACCGAGGCGCAGAAACTGGCGAAAATGTCGGCAGATGAACGCGCGGAGCATGAGCGTCAAGAGTTGCTAAAGAAACTGGCAGAGCGTGAAGCGGAAATCACCAAGCGCGAGTTGAGGGCAGAAGCCAAGTCACAACTTAGTGACAAGGGATTGCCTGTCGAACTCGCGGAGGTGCTGCCCTACACGGATGCCGACACCACCAATGCGGCGCTTGCCGCCGTTGAGAAAGTGTTCCGGCAGGCCGTGGAAAAGGGCGTGAACGAACGGCTGAAGGGCAACGCGCCGAAGGTCAGCCAGCCCGCACCGCAAACACCGTCAATTGATGACGAAATCAGAAAAGCAGTTTTTGGAAAATGAAAGGATAGATAATTATGGCTCTTACTTTAGCACAGGCACAGGCACTTTCCCAGAGCAAACTTACCAATACGGTTGTGGACGAGTTCCGCAAGTCCGCGTTGCTGGACAAACTCATTTTTGACGATAACGCCACCTCAAACGGCGGTGCGTCTTTCACCTACACTTATAACCGCATCACCACCCAGCCCACCGCGGCTTCTCGTGTGCTGAATGCCGACTATACCGCGCAGGAGACGCTGACCACCCAGGCATCCGCTCGGCTGGCTATTCTCGGCGGTCGCTTCCAGATTGACCGTGCGCTTGCCGCAAACGAGCACAAGGTGGTCGACCTGATCAAGTTCCAACTGGAGCAGAAAGCCAAAGCGACTGTTGCGGAGTTCCACAACCAGTTCATTAACGGGGTTGCCGTGCAGGATCCCGATCTCGGCGAGTTTGATGGGCTTGACCTCATCCTTGCCGGCGCGGCAAACCAGGTGATTGACGGCAACAGCCTTGACCTTAACGACAGCACCGCCCTGACCGCCAACGCGCCCGCGCTGGCAGACCTGTTCAGGAAAGCCCGCGCACGGTTGATGCGGTCGCCTGATGTATGGCTAATGAACAACGATATGTATGCTGTTTGGCAGAGCGTCATGGATAGGCTGGGCATCAACACCGCGACCAAAGCCGAATACGGCTACGAAGTGAGCCAATGGGGCCCGAGCCTGGTCATGCCTTTGGGCGATGCTCCTGGAGGCAACACGCCCATCATCCCGACCTCCGCCGGCGGCCTGACCAGCATCTATGGCGTGTGCCTTGGGTTGGACGGTGTGCACGGTGTGGCTCCTGCCGGACAGTTGATCAAGACCTACCTTCCGAACTTCCAGTACAACAGCAATCCGGTACAGGATGGCGAGGTTGAAATGATCGCGGGTATCGCTGTTAAAGCGTTGTCCTCCATCGTACGCATCGATAACCTGCTGATTGCTTAAGGAGTGAATGAATAATGCCGAGATATTTTGGAAATGAAACTTATAACGGCGACCAGGGCGCTGTGAAATGGTACAACGGCGCGTGCGCTGTAGCCGAGGATGATACCGCGGCTATTGCGTACCTTGACGCGATTACTGGCATCGACAAGGACACCAACAAACACGAACTGACCGCGCTGGACAAACTGCCGAGGGATGTGTTGGATGAGGTAAGCCTTTACCTTGGCGTGGCGCTCACGCCGGGTGATGGCAAGTACGATGTGATTCGTGACATCGAGAACAGCATCAGCACCAAGTACCTCGGCGCGATTACCCTGACTTCGGCGGCACACGAGAGCGAGGTTGGGCAGACAACGGTCACGATTACTGGCGCTGCGGGCGACGGCAACGCCTACTATTACAAAACGGCAAAGGATACTGCCCCGGCTCCGTTGTATGGCGATAAGGCAGACAGCACATGGACGGTATGCACCTCGCCTTTCTCTTTCAAACCTACGGCAACGCACAACAAAATCACGGTTGTCAAGGCGGTTGTCGCGACTGGGTTCATCCTCGCAAGAGGGAGCGATGACATTACGACTAAGGATTCCTAAGGAGTAACGCATGACGGACAATGAAAAACTTGCGTTGTTTAAGGCGCGGGCGGACATAACTGACGCAACGCAGAACGAATTGATAGGGCAGTACATCAAGGATGCAGAATACTTCATCCTTGGTGTGACCGGACAGGCATCAGTACCGACAGCCCTTGAAGGCGCACAGATTGACATTGCCGTCAGCGCATGGGGCAAGCGTGGCGCGGAGGGTGAGAGCAGCCATAGCGAGGGCGGCGTGTCCGTCACCTATGAAAGCCTCTCCCCCGCCCTGCAAGCCCTTCTGAGGGCGTATACCTTGGCAAGGGTGGTGAATGTCAATGCGACACCTGAAACGCCGTGAAACGCTGATTAAGCACCTTGCGCCCACACTATCGACGGGGAGCATGGGCAGCGTGACCGTAACATGGACAGGCGAGCCCGCGCAGGTATACGGCGATGTGCAGCCCTTACAATCATCACAAATGCGGGCAGAGTACGGCGAACGCGCCGACCGAATGCGGCTGTGCATCCTGCCCAATGGCTCGTATGCGATTGGTGACGGGATTTGGCTTGATGACGAGGCAACGACAGACCCGCCCTGGCTCATCGTGAGCGTGTCAAAGTGGCAGGACTTAACAAGCCTGATCATTGAAATGAGGGCGTAAATGGCTATCGTAATCAAGGGGCTTGATAGCCTGATGGCAAAACTAAACGCAATGGGCGGCAATGTGCTGGACGCGCTCGATAATGCGGTAAAGCAAACGTCACTGTATGCGCAGGGCGAAGCAAGGGCAAACGCGCCTGTTGACACGGGCAATCTAAAGCAGAGCATCTCAACAGAGCACGAGCGCAGCACAGAAGCGGCAACAAGCACGGTGTACACGAATGTCGAGTACGGATTATACCAAGAAATGGGTACTGTAAACATGCCCGCTCACCCCTTCATGGTGCCTGCCGCCAAAGCGTCAGAAAACGTGTTTGAGCATAACGCAAAGAATGAGTTAGAAAAGGCTATCAGAAAGGCGGCGAAATGATGGACAGTCTGCAACCGGAGGTCTACACCGCCTTGCAAGGCACGGGTTACACTGTTTTGTACATGTACCCTCAAGGCGAAATGAATGTGCCTTGCGTGACTTGGTATGAATCAAACAACCGCGAGTACGGGCAAGCAGGCGGCAACGAGTTTGTGACCGAGGTGGAGTACACCATCGACTGCTGGGCGCTCACGCCCGAAGCAACGGCGACAATGGCGGCGGCTGTTGACACGGCACTTGCGGCGTTGCGGCTCAAGCGGACATTCTCCTATGACCTATATGAGCAGGACACGCGGGTGCATCACAAGAACATGCGGTACCGGGCCTTGATTCGGCTCGATGAACAAAAAATCTATCAATAGAGGAGTAAAAAATCATGGCTAAAACCAGGGCACTTGGTACTACTATCACTTTCAATGCGAAGACCATCGGTTCACTGACGAGCATCGGCGAAATCACGCCAGACAGCGAAGAACTGGACGCGACCACACTGGACAGTCAGGGCGGCTACAGGGAGTTCCTACAGGGCTTCAAGGATTCCGGCGAGGTCACGCTGAGCGGATACTATGACAAGGCCGATGCAGGTCAACAGGAGTTGATTACGGGCTACGGCAACGGCGAAGTGAAGGCGGTGGCTATCGCTTTCCCCAACTCGGCAGGTGGCGCGACCTTCAACGCCTATGTCAAGTCGTTCACGGTTGGCGCGGCTGATGTTGATGGTATCGTTGGCTTTGGCGCGACCCTGCGCATCAGCGGTGCCGTGACCGCCACCTGATTGGGGGCGAGTAAATGCCTAAAATGAGAGCGCTGGGGACGAGCATTACTTATGCCCCGGCATACACTTCCAATGACACCGTGGTTATCGGCTCGTTGACCTCGGTGGGCGAAATCAGCCCTGATTCAGAGGAATTGGACGCGACCTGTCTTGATTCAGCGGGTGGTTATCGTGAGTTTTTGCAAGGGTTCAAGGATTCCGGCGAATTGACCTTGACTGGCTACCTTGACCCTGACAAGCCCGGACAGGCGCAAATGGTGACCCTATACGGGTCGGGCGCGTTGGGTTACTTCTGGGTGACCTTCCCTGACCAGGCAACAGTGGCGTTCAACGCCTATGTCAAGAGTTTCACTGTCGGCCCGGCAGAGGTTGACGGCATTGTCGGCTTTGGCACCACACTTCGGGTATCGGGCTTGGTGCAGGTCATCAGCACGGCATACGAAAATGATGATGGTGAGCTGGATGCTACTGCGTACACGGCGACTGGCACGCCTGCCTATCAATGGTATAGCAACAACGAGAATAACTACGATTCACCCACGCTGTTGACGGGCGAGACAGGCGCTACCTACGACACAAACGGCACACCCGGCTACTACTTCTGCAAGGTTACTGTGCCGAACTACAGGCCAGTGTACAGTCAGATTTTCCAAGTGGTTTGACAAGTCCCCGCCCCTCAAAAGGCGGGGCATTTCTTA